TACAATATCACTGATGAAGTTATTGCATTCAATAAGAACCTAGCTAATTTAGAATATATATTTAAGTATTAGACTGTAATCTTTAATATGATTATTGTAAATCCTAAAAATTAAATTAACACTAAAAAAGAAAAGGATTACCTTTTCTTTTTTTAATTGATTTTTCAGAATAAGGATGATATCATTATAGCGAACATATGTTCTTGGAGGTTTATGAATACACTTAACACACTAACAGATATACTAGAAGATGAAGCAATATTATACGACTATGTTGATTTAAAAGAAGTAGCTAATGGCATGTGCATCAATGAAGGAAATGAATACTATATTCTATTGGATAAAAAAATAAAAGAAGATGATGCCTTACATAAAGCTGTTCTTGCTGAGGAGTTAGGTCATTACTATACTATGATTGATGATCCAACACCAAGAGCTGATGATTCATATCATAAGCAATGTAGAGTTGAAAAGGAAGAGGAAAAGGCTGCTAGATGGGCTACCTCTCACCTTATTTCTAATGATGAATTATTGGATTTCTTGGCAGATAATAAACAATCTAATCTATATGATTTAATTGATCACTTTGATGTTACCCAAGATATCTTAATGAAAAAATTACACCACATGGCTGCAAAACAAGATTATTATGAAGTCTGTGATAATTACTATTTATGTCTTACAAATTTACCCTCAATCTATATTACTCGATTCTTCGATAAAAATATCGAATCAAAAGCTAAAGCTTTATATGGACGAAAATAGTAAGATTAATTGAGGTGATTTGATGGCACAAATAAAAAGATTAGATAATAAGAAGTACAGTATCAAAGTATCTAAAACAAATGATGGTAAAAGAATAAGAAAACATAAGACCTTTTATGGTACCAAGAAAGAAGCTGAAGCTGAAGCAATCAAAATGGAAAGTGAATTAATATCACAAATAGGCATTGTTGATACAAGAAGAATAACCTTCTCTCAGTTTGCTCAAATATGGTTCAGAGACTATGGTAATGATCATTTAAAAGCTAAGACATTAAGAACATATAAGGATCTTATAAACAAGTATGTATTAAAGTATATTGGCTCACTTCCAATTAATAATATTAAACCATCTACAATTCTATCGATGTACACTAATATTAGGAAAACTCCCAAAAATGAAAAAGGAGATCTCTTGTCACCTACTACAATAGTTCATATCCACAGTATTATCCACAAAATATTTACTGATGCTGTTAGATGGCAATATATTATGGATAATCCTATTGAGCGAGTACCAAAGCCTAAAAGAGCAAAGCCAAAGCCCAACTATTATGATACGCAAGAAGTCTCGCTGTTAATTAGTAAACTCGATAATGTGGAAAGACACGAAATTAAATGGAGTACTGGATGTTACATTGCATTGATGACAGGACTAAGGTTAGCTGAGATATCGGGTCTTATGTGGGATGATATTGATTTTAAGAACAATGTTCTTCATGTCCGAAGAACAAGGAAGTATGTGTCAAAGACTGGTGTTATTATTGATACACCAAAGACAACTGAGTCTTTCAGAACTGTATCAGTGCCCTATTCACTCAAAGTTAAGCTCATAGAGTACAAAGAGTATCTCGAAGATCAAGAAGAATTATTTGGTGATTTATGGGTTGAATCAGGATATGTATTAGTAGATGATTTTGGACGTGAGTGTTTTCCTGATACACTTAGTAAATGGTTTGCAAAGTTTATTAAGAGAAATGAGTTACCAAAGATAACCTTCCATGGACTTAGGCATACTATGGCCACTTTATTAATACATGACCCAAACGTTCCTGAAAGAACTATTTCTGATAGACTGGGTCATGCAAACACAAATACTTTAAGAAAGATCTACAGTCATGAACTAAAGGAATCAGATAAGTTAGCAGCAGATTCCATAGATAATCTCTTTAAAAAGTAAAGGCAAATTTGTCTTTGCTTATTTTTTTGTTTTTGCTCGGGCAAATTCTCGGGCAAATTTTTGTATATACAGGCAAGTTATATATATAAATGATTTGAATAAGTCAAAAAATAAAAATAAACCCAAGGGCCTGAATCCTCGGGTTATATATGTTCTTTAGGCTCGTGAACCAGTTGCAATAACTGAGTTCCATGTTCCTAAGAAATGCTATATTTAATTCATAAAAAATACCCAATCATCAAATTGAGTTATTTTTTAAAATGGCGCGCCCTAAGAGATTCGAACTCCTGACCTTCTGGTTCGTAGTTAGAAGTATAGCTTTTTAACTATAACTACAAAATCATCAAATCATTGAAAATGCACAATAACTTAAAAGCATCGCAATGAACTCTCATATAAAAAGTGCCCGATACTTAGCTGCTCGGGCACCAAAAAGACAATTTTTTGAATTAATTATCATGTTCACAAATCACTTCAAGAAGTTTTACATCATTATAATCTTGATAGGATTGTTTTTGCTACTAATGATAAATCACTTATATTTATTATGTTTATAAAACTGACAAAAACATAATACAAATGTCGAACTACTTTTATACGAAGTAAACTACAACAAATCCAATTAAGTTTAGAATGAAGAAAATAAAATACTGTAAAGTTGCATTGTTAACAAACTTTGATAATGACCTTTGAGACTTTTCCGTTTCATATATCTTTTCACTGTATGCGCCTGACATGTTAGCATAATTAGCAGCTTGTGAATTACCACCAAGGCCACCCATGTTAAATCCCGCTCTTGAAGTCAAACCAAAGAGATTTTCAATAAAAAATCCTCCACCAATAATCATCCAAATACCAAAATAGCTTAGTTTATCATCAATATTAAATCTCCAAAATATTAAAATCTCCATTGTTACTAGTATCGTTGTACCATTAATAATTTTCTTCATAAGCCTCCTTAGATCGAGAAGTAATTATAAAACTATTATCGTTTAACGCGGTCCATGTAAGATCCATCCCATCAATCTAAAATCATCCCATGTTGCATCACGTTGAACTGCCTTAAGATGAGTTCTAACGTCTTCAGGTGAACCTTCTGCCATGTAACCTTCTGTAGTTATCCACTCTATAGGCCCATCAGTAACTTCTATGTATATAGCTCTTCCACAATGTATGCATCTATAGACAGCAGCTTCAAACTCATAGTTATTAAAAGCCGCATCGTTAACAAATACTGTTGCAAATCCTATCTGATATGCTTCATGAGTACCATGGATTGGACAGGGTCCCATTGATCTTGTACCAATATCATTATCCAATAATTTTTCCTCAGTAATAACAAGTCCTTCAGAGTGAGTATCATCTGCAAAAACCGGAATAGATGTTATTAGAAGTAATACTAGAACTAGAAACAAAATTTTTTTCATTTTTCCTCCTCATCGATTTTACAATTATCATTTACAATTATTAACAGCTGTTAATAAGATATTACACCAAAGAAATGTAGATGTCTACATTTTTTAAGAATTTTCTGAAAATTCCATCAAAATAACACCTCATCTTTAAATAGGTTTTCAAAGTGGAGAGTTAATATAGTGATATGTAATATAAAAAGTACCCGATACTTAACTGATCGGGTACCAAAAAACAACTTACAAAACATTAATCTATATACTTGGGAAGTCTATTCAAAATTGTATTTATATCATCATGTTCTCCTATACCCAAAACATAATACTCAGTTTCGTTGTTCGGTTTTAACAGAATCGCTCTTATAAATGTTGTTACTCTAACAGTATATACTTTACCTCTTCCACCTGAACTCATTAAGAGCAATTCATTTATCTCATGTAAAGTTGAATTTCCTTTTGAAAATCGTTTACTGCCAGTCTCAAAAAACTTCTTTATTTTTTTTCTTGTATTTGAATCAAACTTCTCAATATCTCTTATTGCTTCATCATCAAATTTGAACATATGTTATCCCTTTCTCAACTTATCGATATCTTTTTCGATTTTCTTTTTGCCTTTGGCAAGTTGATTTAGTTCGTTTAGCGTTCTTGTACTTTCCATTTTTTTATCATAATTAATTAAAGAATTACTATAACTTTCCATTAATTTCTGCTTAACTTTATTATTAAACTCCGTATCTTCCTTTTTTATATATTCACTCCTCATCAACATATAAACTAGAGTTACAAGTAAAATTATTACAATCCACTGAAAGCTCTCTGACTTGAGCATTATATCTAAATGAAAACCATCATCTCTTAGACAATCATTTAGTGTTATTCCTAACAATATCGGAATCACTACACAGTCTACAACTAGAGCTATCCACTTCATCATATTACTAAAAAAAAATTTCACCATAACCCCTCAATATCTAATACTGAATATATTCTACTGTTTAAATATTACACTATATAGGATCTTTTATAAAGGAAACTTTATAATTAATTACTTTGTAAACTCAGAAATTATGAACTTATTCTTTTCAAATATAAAATCAATAAATCTATAAATATCATCAGGTCCCCAGATAATTTTCAATATGTTTGGTAAGCTTGGATAAAGCACCCTATAGACTAGACTCTGTTTCTCCTCACCTTTCCCATTACCTAATACTAACTCCTCAGCAATCTTTATTAACTCAAGGGTTAGTTTTGCAGCTTCTTTTTTCTTGCCTAAGTAATACAGAATAACTATAGCTAAGAAAATCATAATGATAACAACTAATGACCAAGGGTCGTTCAAAATTTGATTTAACATATTATACATCCTTTCTTCTTAATCCTATGATTGAACCAACAGATCTTTCATGACCATCTGATGGCGTATTAACGATTTCTTGATTAACTGTCATTTGAGTACTTCCACCACCATCTAAATTAGTTGCATTCTCAAATATAATTTCATTTACTTTAGTTAGATACTTAAGAAACTCTTGAGTTTCCATAGCCGTCATCCCTTTTGAAAACTCATTCCTACCATCAATTGTTATAAAACAAAGAGTGTTAAAAGCGAATGAATGAGCTAAAAGAGTTCTTGGATGTCTATCCTTATAATGGTCTATTTCAGTATCTTTAACATCAACATATTCTCCACCTATGATTAATGCCCATGAAGTTCCAATAGAGAAATGAGTATTATATTGAAGTTTCCAGTATTCTGATTTATCTACCTCTCTTATTTCAGTATGACCATCTTTGTATTGAAGCCAGTTAGCGAACTTATCATGATCTGCAGTATAATAAAAAAGACCATCAGCTATTAGTAAGCCAAGGCCTTCTCTGCCACCACCAAAGAATTGTCCGTTGATTGCTGCCACATATTCATCATCGATAGTAGTTAGTGGCTCTAATTTGCCGAACTCACCTAGATTGAGATGTGGTTCATATTTATCTAAATCTCCAAAATATACATGAATTTCACTGTTATTAAACCAATAGGTTTTATGCTCTGAACCTGATGTTTTTAAAGTTTCTATTACTCGTATCGATTCTGGATCCATATTTCCAGTATCATCTAATCCATTCAGTCTTTGAAAAGCTTTGAATCCTGCTCTCGTTTTTGGTCCTGGACTTCCGTCAAACGGACCACAATCATATCCTAGAAAATATAATGTTTCTTGAAGTTCAGATATAGAATAAATTTTTGAATCCTCAACTAAATCGTTAGTTTCAATAAGTCTTTTAATCACTTCATCTAACGACATAGGTTTTGATGTGGAAATAATGATTTCATCTAATTGCTTTGGATCATATACCATTCGAACTTGATCACTATCAATATAATCATAAACATCCTTCTTAAAGTTATTCCAACCATTCTTTTTATCAAGAATTACATGAGGACAATACTTACCTGACCAATCTTGATGCTTATAAAGCTTAAAAGTTGGATATGTCATTAATAAAGCAGCAACTAACTTCTTACCATTTTCCTCTGCCAACTCCAAGTTCATATTTTCGCAAATTTCGATTGCTATGGTTCTGTAATTTCCATCGCCTTTACCATCACCAGCATGATAACCAACTTCATTCAAAGGAATCACTTGAATAATAGAATCATAATCTACAAAGAAATGTGGTGATACATATATCGAATCTGCATTTTCTACATTTTGAAGCCACTCTGCGTGTAGTTCATCACCTGCCGCCTTTGAACTGTTACCCGTATTATGAATTGTAATGCCGATAGGATTTTTCATCTCTTTGAGTGTTCTTACATTCCCTTTCCCATTTGGATTAATTATTTTGGTTTTAACTGGTATACCATCAATATACTTATTTTGAATGATTCCATCGATAATTGCTAATGGTTTAATCATCTGATCACCTCCTCAATACTAGTTACCTTTATTAGTTTCTCTAATGCATCAACTCTTTTATGAACAGACTTAGTAGACTCTTCAACTTTCACGAGCCGCTCATGATCTTCTTTCACTTCTTCTTTTATGTTAGACATTTCAGTCTCGATTCTAGTAATACCTGTGCTTATATTCTCTAGCTTTACAATCACTGTCGTTAGCTGAGATGCATCGCTCTTTGCATCTGCTTTTTCATTCCTCTTTAAATTTGAAATTGTTTGATAGATGCCAAACGTAACAGATATTACTGAAATTACTAAAGCTACTTCTATTGACATATTCACCACCTTAATAAAATAGTTTAATCTATTTAATTATTAAATCAGATCTTTCAACATTACTTAAATACTTGTCTATTGCATCTTTTAAATCAGGTCTTTTTACAATGACAACTTCATATTTATATATTTCTTTAATAATTAAATTACCAAAAAATTTTCCCCACATTATAAAGCACCTCCTTGACTTAACGCAAGTTCAGCAATCAGCATTTCGAGTTCTTGTATCTTATCACTTGAAGCTAAAGCTTTTTTCTTTTCCTCTTCTTGAAGCGCTAAGTTAACAGTGTTTATTTCTCCAACTCTCGTTTCAAACTCTGCCTCTGTTATTTCAACAACTTTATCCGATGTTTCTAAAGGTTCTTCTGTAATACAAACGCCCCAATCGCCTGTATCTGTTCTTGCTACCATTGCCGGAAACCCCTGAGTACTATTACCGTATAAAGTCATGATGCCGTTTCCTGTAGTTATACGTCTGATTTTCACTTTATAATAATGCATGTTTACCTCCTTATTTGACTACTAAATATTTTTCTAATTTTGCTAACGATTCTGGTTTGATTAACAATGTTGGCGACCAATTAACGACATCGCTGCTTTTAAATGATTTGAAATTATTTTTATTTCCATCTTCAGCGAGTAAAAAAGTGGTAGCTACTGCAGCATTAAGAATTAATCTTTTTCCTCCATCTACCTTAGGCTTATAACCATCTAACGAGGCCTGTTCTAATATTTGCATTCTAAAGATATCATTACTATCAGAATAAGCATTACAACAATAAACAACTTGCTTTGTCTCTGAAAGTACAATCGCCCATAATGTTGTTTTAACTTCTGATATTACCGGTCCACCTTCAGTAGATTTTGTATCCCAAATATAATTACCATTTGCGTCAACTTTCATTACAGATCCCCAATTCCACGAAAAATTATATACAATATACTCACCATCATACATGGCTTTTCCTTGGTATCCACAATCTCTATTGGTATAATCAGTTCTAGATATCTCATTTCCCTGATCATCAAAGACACCTAATCTAGTTTGATTTATATTAGTATTATTAAGTGGTGCAAATGCATAATACTTATTTGTATTAGGATTAAAAACATTTGCATACCCTCGACCTGATGCACTATAACCAGCTTGACTCCACTGTCTAATCATCGTTCCTGAAGGACTAATTTTATAACCATAAGTATAACCATGAGTCCAATAATTACCGTTTGGATCTGTCGATACAGGACCACTAAAACCGTTACTTGAATTTAAGTAGCCGAAAGTAAAACCACCACCAACAGTGTTAGAATTCAATTTCCAGATTCCAGCGCCGGCTTGAGTTGAGCCATCATATATAATGGGCTTACCTTTTTCTCTTTGGTCGCCCCAAATCCTCCAAGAAGTCAAAGTCGAATGCAATCTAGATGCTGTATAAATGATTGCACCAGTTGTAAGATTTATCTTATAAATACAATGAGAGTTACCACTGCCCCCCATCATAAACAACTCGCTTTTGTATATAGTTACACCTGCATCTGGATCAGGATAACTATTAAAAACCTTATTCCATATCAAGGTTAATTGGCCTGTTAAAGTGTTTACTTCAACACATTTGACCGTATTATTAGCGGAATTTCTTGCAATCATATAAATCTTACCAGTGTCATAATCTTTAACTAATTGCTTGCTATTATAGTCCTGTGTTAGAAAATAAGGACTACGTGGCACCGTGACACCTTCTCTATAATTCAACTCATCTGTAGCCAATTGCATATCATAATTTGTCTCTAAAGTAGAAAATGTTTTTAATTCTACATTGTTTTTATCTGCAAATTGAAGGCCCCCAGATTTAGGGCCATATATAAAAGCCGCTGCTTCTTCGTAAATATCAAAGAACATGGTTTCTGCTAATAATTCTTCTACTGGATCACCATTGGGAAACTTAAGAGGCTTTGCAGCATCTTCATTTTTCTTAACTGTAATTGCGCCGCCTGTTACATCTACAGTAATCTTTAACTTAATATGTTTTAAGTCTGCAGCTGCAGTGATTTGAAGTTCTCTAACATTTACCGTAGGCGTGATAGGTTCATCCATATGTTTAATCGTTTGATCAAGTTTCTCCATATCATTATTGTAATCATCTCTTTTTAAATGATCTGTACCGACAAACTTGTTTAAGCCTAGTTTCGTCGTTTTATTGGTACTTGCCACTTTTTCACTTCCTTTCTCTTAGACCAGTTTTTCTAATTCATCCCAAGTTAGATTTTGAGCCTCGAACTGGTTAAATGTCCAATTATGAGATTCAAACATATCCCATGTGATATATGTATATTCCCATGTTATACCTAGGTGTGATGGAATGATATCTTTTAAGGTTTGTTCTAGATCCGCCACGCCTTCAGGAATACCACCAATACTAACAAACTTAATATTGATTTTATCCTGGTTGATTGATGTATCCACCTGGCCATTAATCCAGGACTCGCAAATATTATCTATCTTAGATAAACTGACTTTGCCACGACTTTTAAGTCTTGCCTTTATTAAAGCCCTTCTTTGATCTAATGGCTTAAGAAAATCTGTATCAATACCTAGTCTAGATTCTAAATACAAAAGACCAGGCCCTACGGCATGGTCTACAAATCGTTCATTGAAAACAACTTCTATTTTTGTATCTAATGATCTAATCACTTGGTCTATGGTTTGGTACAAATCATTAAGTAATTCATCAGATCTTATCACTGGTGGTAAGTCAGATAACATGATCATTAAAGTATCTGTCATGAAATCACCACACTATCTAAGACGGCTACTGATTTATCAGGTACCGTAATATTAACTGTGGATCCGTTTATCATTAAGTTTGAGTAATCTTCTATTTCATCTGCAGATAAAATAGATACACCGATTTGAGCAAATGAAATAACCTTATTTTCTTGATATACAGTCTTAAGATATTCCTTAATTTTTAATGTAGCGCTCGCTGCAGCTGCTTCATTAGTAACACCATTTTTTAATACACCATTAAAGGTTATGGCTAGATTATGAGCAGTGGCAGCTTTTATATAGGCATAACAGCCTAAAGGCGCCAGACCTGAACCGTGGCCATTTTCTGCAAGTGGATTAATGATGTTTTGAACAGTCGTCACAAGTTCTGCAGAACCAGGCATATAATTAGAATCAACAATCACTGTTAAAATACTGTTATCAGCTGCAGCACCAGTCGCATCCTGAAGTGGAAATACTTTCGCACCTCCTACACCTTGAACCGATTTAGCCCATGCTTTATGTTGT